CGTCTTTCATATTTTTCCTTTTCATTTTATGTGTGCCGTCGCAGTATGGGTATGCATTTGACCTTCCGCATGTACACTGTCTCATAAATATTTACCGTTATCTTTTCCAAAATGGTGGTGTAACGACTCTGCTATAAACTGACCATTAAATTTTTCTGACTTGTATCTTTCCTTTTCCATTTCTTCCCACACTTCTGGACCATACTTTTTTTCATTGTCTAGCCATTCTTCTGATCCTTCGTATTGAAATTGCCAAAATGACCTAATCATATATCTGTCATTTCCTGTATTTTTTCTTACAGCATGATAATATGGTGGAGTTGACGGGAAAACTATAACGTCTCCCTTTCTAGGTTTATGAGAAACATACTCATCATTTATCTTAAAACAAATTTCTCCATTTTCATAGTCTTCATTTAGGTAGAACGTTGTAGTAATTCCAAACTTTATACCTGGATTATCTTTAAGTGGTTGAATAAAATCAGTATGGTAGTTCATTGCATAATTTTCAGATATACAAGCATCAGCAAAATATTTATTAACTGATGCAGAATTCTTAATCCAGTTTTGCAAAGACTCGTCTGGATATTTTTCAATGTAATTCTTTGTTACATTATAAAATATATCGCCTAGCTCTTTACATAGCTCTCCACGTAAAACGCTATTGCTATCTCCTAGGTCCCAAGCACGAGCATTATCATATTCTTCTTTTGTTGGAAAATTTTGAAAAGATATTGGGGATTCCTGTAAAGATAACATTGTTCCAAATGTATACCATTCTTCCCATCCTTCACACTCTAAAGATTTTTTTAAAAATAGATCTGGATCTTCAAAAACGTTTCTATATACAATTATTTTTGGATAAATTTCTATGTATTCTATATCTTTACTCATGGCTGTCTATCTCCAGTGTGTTTAAGTATTGTCCAAAAAAATGGAATTACGTATCTTATTCCGCTTGTAATTTCCGTTACACCATGTATAAAGTTCATATCTCCTGGGAAAAAGTACGCTGCGCCAGGCTTTGGTTTAAATTTAATATCTTGATTTGGAAAATATAATTCTCCGCCCTCATAGTCATCATTTAAATAAAACAACCCCGCTAGGTCGTACCAAGGAAAATCGTTTGGCTTGCCAGCATCTGGTCCTACATGTAATTCTTTGTCAGCATGGGGTTCTTGTCTATACCCCTCCATCCATCTAACAATAGCTGGACTAGTTGGCAATGCATCCACATCAAAAAATTTATCTACTTCTAATTTTAACCTTTGAACCATATCCTCAATGACTAAAGATATCTTTGGATCTATTTTATCTAGTATTGGCCTTGAAGCAACCCTGTTATCCCAATATGATGAATCGTATATAATTGTTCCGTTTTCATTATAGTGTGTTTCTGTTCTATCCCAGGTCGTTATACTCTTTGCAGCATCTAATAAAAAATCAAGTTCTTCTTTGGTCATAAAATTTTCTCTTGACTGAATCATTTCGACAGAGCTTCCAAAAAACCCAGAAGGCGTAATTGACTTTCTGTTATCCCAGTTTGACATATCGTTAGCTAGGTTGTTATCCATTATATCTCCTATTAAGAGTAGGTCCTTTTTGACCATACTAAATTCTTATACACTCCACCGTCGGGAACTCTATACTTTTTTGAATTTTCTATATTTTTTTTATATAGAGCAGAAGGCTTTTCTATTATAATTTCACTTTGCCAGTCTTCTCTTTTAAAAGGAATCATTTGTGCTATTGGAGTACCAGCAGGTAAAACTCCTGAAAATCCCTCTCTGATAAAAAATGGCATTGAACCCATTAGATTAACCTTATCATTATCAATGATACCGCTTGTGGTTAAAAATGGCAACTCAAATCTATTAAAAGGTTGAGTATAAAGAACACTATAACCTTCTGGAGTTTCTACTGCCCAGTCTGGCATCCAAGCAAAATGAGTTCTGTAATATCCTTCTGGATGTTGAAACTGAGGCATTGGATCACGTTTTGTAACAAAATCTTCATACTTTTTTTCAGAAACCTTTACAGAAATTGATTTAAAATCACCTAAATAAAATTCTATATCGCATGGAGTTTTTAATGTGTATCCAGTACCCATAATATCAAATATAGCTGGGCATGCCTTCCAGGTAGGAACCTTGCCTCCATCTGGGCCTATCCAATACTCTCCATCTGGTTTTTTTGCAAATCTATCTGCTTCACGAAACCACGAAGGTATGGTTTTTATTATTGGCTCTGGTTTCGAAATACTATCTTTCGTTAGCCAATCTCTGTTTGTAACAAATTTTATTATATTTGTCATTTAACCACTACACCTAGCTTTAAATTTTTAACTTCGTGTTCCCCAACCTTTTCGCCTTTTTCGTTTACCGCATCTCTATACCAGTCTGTCCACTCTCCGTTTTTTGTATGCTCAAAAGATGCTTCACCGTAGCTTCTTTGTGCATCGGCATATTCTTGTGTCATAATAAAATTTTCGACTTGAATATATTGATCTTTTAAGGCGGTTAAAGATATTGGCAAAATAGCTGCAATTGGAGTTCCTGCGGGAATTAAAACCTCCTCATTTGCAACACGTACTTGTATTGCAAGAGGCAACTCATTTGGATAAAAAGATGTAGATATAAGTGAGCTTATAACTTCAAAGTTTTTATTAAAATAATTTGGTGGATTGACAGCAAGCAGGCTTGTTGTTTGATTTGATCTAAATAGCAATCCAGTTTTAAAACTTATTGATGCTTGTCCTCTGCCTGTATAACACCAATCTTCTCCTTTTAATATTTTTACAGTAGAGTCAGTAGTGTCAACAACTCCATTCCAAGTAAAAACTATATCTTCTGGACAGGATAAATACCAACCAATTGTATTTGCTGTTGTTACTGGATAGCAATGATAAGCATGTTTATCTGGAGTTGCATCCATCCATTCTCTTCTTACTGGAAGTGGATCAAGATTTAAAAACTTTGTTCCCATCCTGTAAGCTTTTAAAATCGGCTCCATTAATCGCCAGTCTCCCTATATAGCTCTGGTGTGTGATATTTTTCACTATAATCAAGCATTGTTACAATTGAATACTTAGTTCCATTATGAACCTTTTTTGCCTGATGAGGATACATGTAGTTTGAAGGGAATATGTATAGATCTCCAGCTTGCGGTTTAATGTCTAGCTTTTGGAGTCTAAAATACAACTCTCCGCCCTCGTAGTCATCGTTTAAATAACCAACCAATGATACTACACAGTTATAAGAAAATCCATTATCGTGGTGCTCCATGAAGTGATGTCCTGGCTCATATTTAATGTAGTTAAACGCTTCCCAGTATCTTAGCTGATAAATATTATACATTTTTGCATAGTCTTGTACAGCTGCAACCTGTGCATCAAAGCATTCTTGCCAAATTTCTTGTAGCTTTATTGAAGGTTCAGTTGGATCTTGGACAATATCAGTTCTTTTAAATTTAATATCCATGCAGTCTCTATAGTCTGGCATTCTTTCTTGATATCCAACATACGCTGGAGACCACTTATACTGATGTGATTCGTCAGCTAAAATATTTTCAAGTCTTTCAGGGATCCCTGGTTTAAAAACATTTCTATAACACCATATTCCATCGCCCAAATCAATTTTTTCTGTCCATGTAGGTGCGTTAAATGCCTGCATTTTATCACGCATCATTTGTTTTACTTCTGCTTCAGTTTTTAATATTTCCATTTTTATCCTTTAGTATGTCGATGATCCGTAGCCTGGTTGCTCGGTAAATAGTTTTGCAGCTTGTGGTTGATGGGCAATATCATTTAAATCCATCATGATTACTACACAATATTTTGTTCCTGACTTAATTGGTAAAGATGCGTGTTCGTAAATGTAGTTGGATGGGAATATTGCAATATCTCCATATTCTGGTTTTATTACTTTGTTGTCCAATCTAGGGAAGTATATCTCGCCACCCTCGTAGTCATCGTTTAAATAAATAACAGCTGAAACTGTTGCGCTATATACTGGACCATGATCAGCATGAATCTTAAACTCTTTGCCCTCACCCTCATACTTTACAAAGTTAAATACTTCGTAATATTTAACTTCAATACCCCAATACTGACAATAATCATTAACACATTTTTTTAACTTTTCATATATTTCAGAATAAACTTCATGCAATTCTTTATTTTTATCATTTATTGGTCCAAGGGATTTTGTATTCATTTTAAAATCAACACAATCTCTTGCTTTTTTAATTGGAGTCGCAGAATTAGTTA